GGAAAACTCACCTCTGCTTGTGGGAAGAGGACTTGCCGTGGTCCTCGGTGACCTTGCCGAAATGGGGTATGACGCTCAATGGTGCATTGTTTCAGCATCCGACGTTGGCGCGCCCCATAAACGCGACAGATGCTGGATTGTCGCAGTCGACATGGCCAACCCCGACAAGGTCAGATGGGACTGGAGGGCCAGGGCATCAGGGGCGGAATGGCGGATTAAATCTCAGGACAGCAGTTGCTCAACAATGGCCGACACCTCAAGCGAGCGACAACAGGGATAGAGGATGTCTGTCAACTCCAGCAATCATTAGGCGGATAGAGATTGGAAAGCAAGTAAGTCTTTCAATGTGCGTATCGAAAGAGAGCGGCCAATTGAACCCGCAATGGGTAGAGTGGCTTATGAATTGGCCTATAGGTTGGACTAGCTTGGAGCCGTTGAGCAATGAAGAATTCAAATTCTGGCAGGAAACATGCACAGCGCATATTCGAGGCGAAGGAGTGCGAGACATGTGGTACGAAAATGACCCTTCAGAGACACCACAAGGATCGGGACCCGACGAACAATTCACCGGAGAATGTCCAGATCCTGTGTCAGGATTGTCACAAGGCTGTGCATATTGCTGCCGGGGACTGGGGCCGTGGGCCGGTGAGGGTTGCGACATGCGAAATATGCCTAACGGAATTCAAGCCAAAGAGGTCAAGGCGATCAACTCTGTGCGGGAGCATCGAGTGCCGAAAAGAAAAGGGGAGGCTATCGGCCGCATTGCGATGGGCGTGAAGCTCCGACCTGACAGACTTAAAGCCCTTGGAAATGGACAGGTTCCGCGAGTGGCAGCAACAGCATTCAATATCCTGAGTGGATAGTTGACCGCCACCACGTCCGCCACTACACTCAACGAAACACAGGAGGAATCATGACAAAGCAACCACGCATCAACCGAAACATCCGACTCAATGACGAAGAGTGGCAGATCTTCCGCGAAGACATGGGCGCAGAATGGCTGCGCAGTGAGATCGCCAAGGTTCGCGTTCGGAAGCTGAAGGCTGCGAAAGTGACAGTATTGATCCCTGAATAATCAACTGGCGCTTCGGCGCCGAGCAACTGGAGAAGACCAATGAGTGAGCATACATCTGGGCCATGGACCCATGATTATGGAAATGACACCGGACCTAATGATGATTATTTCGTAGAGTTTTATGAAATATTTTCTGGTGACAATGTAATAGGTCAATTTGAAAATGAAGATGATGCACGGCTGGCCAGTTCCGCTCCGGATCTGCTTGAAGCAATTGAGTCGCTACTTGAGAACCACACTCAGCTAGTAAATTGCGGCGATTGCGGCAATTGGGATGTAGAGCTAGAGCCTGAGGTTGTCTCTGCCCGTGCCGCAATCGCCCGTGCCCGAGGTGAATCATGAACGACCTCTACGGCTTCCGCCAAGGCGTGGACTTCGCCCGACAGATGATCCTAGATGCGCCGCGCAACCTAAGTCCAAAGCCGATCATCGAGAACCTGATGAGGTCTCTGGGAAACAAGCCACCGGCCCAGCAGGAAGGTATCAAGTCGGTTATCTACCTGCTGGAAAATGCAGATGACATTCAGGCAGTGAGGGATAAGGGATGAATATCGATTGGAGCAACGCGCCGGAAGGCGCCACTCATTCGTGCGATCAGGGCTGGTACAAATTTTGTGGCTGTCTCGGTGACTGGTATTACTGGTCGCCTACCGATGGTGGCTGGTTTAAAACTCCTTATGCATCGCCTGAAAATTTCAGCTGGTGGGGAGCGTCGGTTAAGCGTCCGGTCGAGTGGTCTGGCGAAGGCTTGCCGCCAGTTGGGCAAACCTGTGAACGGCGGTTTGTCGACGTAGAAGGCAGTAGCTGGTTAGGCTGTATCGTGCTGGCTCATGGCGCGAAGAAAATCTTCATCCGCGACAATGCTGGCGATGAGTTTGCGCATTCGATAGATGAAGTTGAGTTTCGTCCTTTTCGCACGGCCGAGCAAATCGCTGCCGATGAACGATTGCATCAGATCCGCAATGCCCTGACGGCAATAAAGGCTGGGCAGCAGCAATTCCCAAATGATCTGGTTCGCGGGAATATCATCGCCGCAACGGTTGAAGCCATGATCGATGCTGGCTACCGCAAGCAGGCCGCCCCATGATCCCAATCTTCGCGCTGCTGTTCATGGCTCAGCACATCTACCGAGGGCCTTGGAGATGAGTGACGAGACTACGTTGTTATTCTGCTTAACGATCCTAGCGATTCTGACGCTAGGAACCCCCGACATTCTCGACGGCCTGATTTCCATGGCCAATGGGTGCAGACCATGATCCGCCAATACAGCTACAGAATGCTCATGCGAATGCTGACCGACAGGCGTGTATTCGTTATGCGGGAAGGTGACAGGTACTTCTTTGCGCAGATCGTTGATTGACTGGAGTTGCGGCATGAAAATACTAGACAATCAAGGAAATGAAATCCGCTCAGGAATCGCCTACAAATTCATCTTTGGCCATCCGGGGCCTGACGTAACAACGGTTGTTGTAGATGAGGTTCGCGAAGATGGAACGGTGAGCGCTTATGATGTCTTGTTCAAAATGCGCATTGAATCCATAAAGGCTGATCAGCTTTGGAGGCCAATAAAGCACAAATGGGACTCATACCCGCAAGACCGCGATGCAGTAATTGCATATGCCGGATCATCTGCATTAAGTTTGGAATGAATAGTGAAGGCCGGCGCAATGCCGGCCTTTCTCATTTCAGGCAATGTGATTTGTAGAGCCTGTTATGCGCAACCAGCTGCTGGGCCAGTTCATCCGCCATCACCGCACGATCAGCCTTGTTCGTGTAGATCGGCTTAATCCACGCGCACGCCGATTCAGTCGGGACGGGAGAACTCGCGCAGCTCGCGATCAATATCAGCGCGGGGAGCAGCAGCAACATTCGCTTCGACATGGTTCCTCTCCTGTACCGCCTCAACGATGACCTTGGCTTGTTCGACTTGCTGCTCGGACTTGGCCTGTTCTGCGCCTTCCTTGCGGCCTGAAGACCGGCCAATGGCCTTGCCGGCTACTCCACCGATCATGGCTGCTACGGCTGCGATGATTAGGCCTATTACGGCTGCGAGACTCATTCGAATTTCCCCTCACGCATCGCTCGTGCCAATCGCTTACCACGGTCGCCAACCTGCTCATACCACTTCGAATCCATCATCTCAGTGGTGGCGCGCTGGAAGTCGAACCGGAGTAGGGCGCCAATGAACTGCTTGAAGCCTCCTAGCCGCGTCATGCCGAGGTTCAGAGCCATGTTCGTGACGACCTCTTGCCGGACATCGTCAAGCTGGTCGAAGTTCACCACAAGCGCCCGAGCGATGCCGATAGCCTCGTCGATGTCGTTGCTCAACATCAAGTCAATCTCGTCATCACGTAGCCCGCGATCCTCGATGTTGCGCCCCACGCCGATTGTCAGCTTTCCGACGCTATCCTTGTACAGGCGACGACGGCGCCCCTCGTCGACCTCAAGCTGCTTGCTAAGTCTCGAGCGGTTCATGATTGCGGCCCCGAAACTGAATTCTGCCGGATCTGCATCAGCACTACAGCAGTCAGCGACAGACTGCCATACAGCCAGCCATATGAATCAGCGCCCATATAGTCACGAACCGTAGGCGCCCACTGACGCAGCGCCTCGATCAGCGGAATCAGCGCCAACACCTGAACACTGTGTCGGCGCCACCATTTCTTCCATTGCGGGATCAATTTCATATCGCCTCCTTAAACGATGTGGTCAGTTGGGGCCATGTCTACTTGGCAATCAAGCATGTTGAGTGCGCCAGCAGCGTTATGACGGATGCGGAGCGTCCAGAATGTTCCTGGCGGTCCACTAGGTTTGAAGACGACCTTCATCCGGTCAGCCTCTGCGCTGGCCGCGCGCTGGGCAGTGATGCTATCAACGGTGGTACCGCCAGAGTCAACCAGATCAATCGAGATGGTTTTCGCTGCGCCGTCGCTGGCCATGCTGACGCTTACATTCATCTCCATTTTCGAGCAGCCATTCTTCATGGTCAGCTGAGTTGGGTTTGCGATATTCCATGCAAACAGGTTGTCCTCGACGATGGTGTCGAAGGAAACCGGGTTAACCAGACCAAGGCCAGTCGGGATGGACTGGTTGGCCCTGCGAATCTTGGTGCTTCGGCCCTTGATGGTATATGGCGACAGGCCCGAAGGTATGATCGGGCGAAGAGGCGTGTATGCGTTGAGGTCATACATATCGCTCTTGACATCGATTTTGAAGTACTCGATTGCCTTTCTGCCGCTGGCCGCTTCGAAGTTCGCAAAGTAGGTCGGGAAGTCCGTAGACGACAGGTTGGCGATCAGCGGCTTGCCAAGTGGCCCGGTGCAGTTGTCGATGGTGAAACGATTCGGAACCTGACCTTGGATCGCCAGAACGCAAGAGTCAGTGCGGCTATCAGGACCAGCAAACAGCATGCAGCCAACGAACACGACCTCAGTGCTATTCCATGGGAATAGAGTGTCAGGCGCTCCGAGATGGGCGACGATTTGCATGCCGCCGCCCTCGCCGCCGAACCGAGTATCACTGGCCTTGAAGCTGCCATAGTTGTCGATCCAGCGGACGTTCTCAACCCGGTCAATGCCTTGAGTGCCTACGTTCGGAATCATGAAGCAATCGCGGATGTGCATGCGGGTAAGCGCGTGAGGATCGGTTGCCGACGTGCCACGGTTGATAATCGCCGCCGTTGACGGGTTCAAATTCTCTTTATCTGGCTGAATCCAGCAGTTGCTGATCGTCATATGGTCGCAGCAGTTGTTGATAGACTGCTTGTTCGACAGCATGCGGACCTTGTGGATGTTGACTTCTGCCGAAAGGTGCGACCATGCATTGCCTCCGCCATCCGTACCGGTCGCAAATGTGTTGATGGCAAACCCATCCATCAGCTGAATGTCGCAGTTGCTGATCTCAACCATCGTTGAGTTGATGTTGTTGTTGCTGAAGCTGATCGCGTTGCGACCGCCGGCCATGTTGAAGCCTTGGATGGTCCACAGGTAAGCAACGCCTGTGAATATGTCTTTAGTGACGCCGCCATTCTGCGTGATCAGGCACTCTTCGCCTTCCAGGTTCAGATAGGACGGCCAGTTGATCGAATCAGAGATGGCATAGTCGCCAGCGCGCACGATTACACGGGGCGTGGTGCCGCTGAAGCTGGACTGCAGGCCCGCAATACTGATCATTCTGCTGGTGGTCTTGTTCGGGATGTCCGCCGCAAGATTCTTGAACTGAACGGTATCGTCAGAGCCACCCGTCAGGTAGTCGCCAAGCTCGATCTCGCGCTGAATCTTCTTGTAGACGTCGCGCTTGGCAGTGTTAGTGCCAGGCGCCTTATAGCCGACCAGCTCAGCCCCGTTATCCGCCGCCAGCTCAGCCTTTGAAACCGCAGAGCCATTACCGATCAGCAGCGCGTCAGCGACGTAGTAGACCTGAACATGGTTCTTGTCCTGCACCATGACGCTGTAGTTGCCATCGATGTACAGGAACGTCGGAGCGCCCGCACGGAACACATAGCCATGCGAAGTGCGCAACGGTTGCGCGGCAGCAATCGTCAGCGCCTCGTCATAGAAGATCTGCACCGGATACTGCCGAGGGTCAAGGTTCGGCTGGCCAATGTAGATGTACCCCGCATCCAGAGCCGTACCAGCCCCATCAACAAAGAAGTCAAACGGATTGATCTGCATCACGATAGACATTATTCGCTTTCCTTCTCATTGGTGATGCCAAGCGCTTTCCGCACTCTGGCTCGTGTTTTCCGATCTTTAATGCCCTTGGTGGCTAGACGTAGAGTTGTCATGACTGGCGCAGGGACGCCGGATGTGCCTGAAAGAATCACGTCCATCATTGCGGCCATAACGCTGGCTGTGTTGCTTGTGTTCACGGATCCAGGGGGAGCCACCAGAACATCCTTGGCCACATCGTTGATAGTTCGAATCTGCTCAGCCATCTTCTTTCCGAAGATGAATTGAAGCTTCTCGTTTTTGTCTAGGGCCTTCACGACTCGATCAAGCGCGGCAGCAGACACGATTGGGTTTCCGCGCTCGTCACGGGAAACATTCTTCAATGCCTCATCCTTGATATGCTGAATAGTTGCGCCCTGCACATCCTTCCATGCTTGACGGCCTACATCTCCCTGCGTATTGAGAACGCGACGAAGCTGCTTGACCGTATCAAGAGATGTTGACGGGTCTATCACTGACTTCCTAAGAACATCCTCGAGCGCGATAGATCGGTCACTGGTTCCGCGCTTAGTGCCAATTAGATTGTCGATAAGCCCGATGTTTTCATAGTCCTTGGCATATCTTGCGCGCGCAGCTCGGGCCTTGCGGTACGCCTGTCCACCAACCCCCTCAGTCGACTCATCAATAAGGCCTTTCATGATGGATGCCTGACGGATGTTTACCGGATCGATGCCAGCCGCCCCGTTTAATGTCTTTCGGAATTCCTCTGCGTTTTTCAAAGAAACCGGATTTGCGATAAGCGAGCCATCTTCAGCCTCGACGGCTGCGCCTGTCTGTAATGCCTTGCGCCTTGCAACCTCTAGGATGCTCGCATTGGCAGCCTCTGGCCCGCTCTTGTTGATATGGTCGATCACCTGAGGCAGCGTCACTTTTTCCTCAAGATCACCAGCATCGGTAGCTTTCTTGTAGAGATCCCTGATGCGCGCCTTATGCCGCTTTTCACGTAGGCCAATAGCCTTTGTAACAGATTCACCAAGCGATCGAAGATCGGGAGCCTCGCCACCAGTTGAATCAATGAACTGGTCAAGGTTCTGCTGTAGCTGTTGATTTTGGTCTGAAAGCCGCTGACGGATCGGTTCGCCCATCTCTGGATCTTTCGCCGTCTCGCGTTCAAAGCGTTGCTGGCCGAAGTCGCGGGTCTTCTGGCCTTCTGTGAGATTGATAGGCACAGGAAGTTCATTAGCCTTGGCCTGTCTCAGAGTTCCGGCCTCTACTGCTGCCGCGCCGCCGCTTTGCGGGCCACCACGCACCCCGGCCTGAACTTCGGCAGACGCTGGCCTGATAGCATCGGTAATCACCTGAGCGCCGCGCTGGATAGGAGCAGCAGCTTCAGTTGCAACAGCTCTGGCAAGGGGAGCCGCCGCACGCGCTCCCTGAGCAATAGCGCCAAGTTCTGCCGTCATCGGGGCGACAGCTGCCAGCGGGCCTAGAAGTTCGCCTACAGCTTGAGTTTGTTCTTGACCAGCCTGAGTTCTCGGGGCTCGCGTCCATGCTTCAGCGCCCTCCATTGCTGACCGCTCAACAGCATCTGCGGCATCCTGAGTTCCGAACTGGCCGGACAATAACTGCTGGGCCATTCCTTTCAAGGCCCCCCCAATTCCTCCGGCAAGTCCACCAGTGGCGCCAGTTCCAACTGCCAAAGCAGTTTCACCTGCGCCTACAGCTTGCTGGCCAAGCGTTGGCTCTGGCTGACGCTGGATGATTCCAGGCTGCTGCTGGACAATTCGCCCATCCTGAAACTCAGGCAAGGATGTTGGGCTAGCAGATAGCTTGACGATTCCGGATTTGATATCCGACTCAAGATCGGCGCGCTCTTGTTCTGACATCTTGCCAGTCTGATAAGCATCAGTGACTTCAGGAGGAAGCTCGATAGGGGCTGGCGCTTGAGTTGGTGATTGCGGTTCCTTACCAGCCAAAGCAGCCCCTTTCGGGAGCATGATCGTGCCAGAATTCACATCAGCCTCAAATTCTTTGGCCTCATCTGGAGTCATCTGCCCGCTCTTGTAGGCGTCATACACCTGAGAGATGGCATTGCTGCTAACCGATGGCTGCTGAGCCTGTTGAACACGCTGGAAGGTGCTCTGAGGCGCAGATCGCTGTGCCGCGCGCTGACCACTCATTACGCGGTTCACATAGGCCTTCGTCTTCGGACCCCAATTAGAACGATCTGTCCCGCCGTGATACTCAGCGACGGCCATAGCTTCATTGCCGTCATTCCGATCAAGAGAATCCTTCAAAAGAAGCCCTGCTACCTCCGCGGCATTCTCTGGACTCAGGTATGGATCGATACCATATTTCTCGATGGCGCGTTTGCGCGTGGCAGGGATGATCTGGAACGGAGTTTTGGCCCCGGCCTCAGATACCTGATCGTTATTCGATCGTTCGCCACGCATGACGACGTTAGACAACAGGCCAGATGGCAGCCCAAGTCGCTCCTCGGTGGAGGCAGATAACTCAGACCAGTATGGGTCTGTATGCGAATTTGGCGCTTTATCAGCCATCACTGACCTCCAGGCGTTGCGAATCGCATGTAGCTGCGTTTTGGGACCTGCTGTTGGGATTGCTGGGCGCCACGTTGCTCAGTTTTGGCGCCGATGTATTTCTTGGCAAAGTCAGTGAACGTAGTCCCGGCTGGCACTTGAACCCCGTCAATTTCAATGTCTCTCTTCGGCTTACCGAGATGGCCTACAGCATTCGCCCATTCAGATTTGGCGTTTTCGTTGGCAGCCTCGAGCTGGCTAAGCTTTGCCGTACCACGAAGGAATTGTGCCAATGTTCGAGCATCGGCGGACGGCTCAGGGAAGCCCTGCAATGACATCGCGACGTCAGCATCAGAAGCGGCACCGGGTGGAAGGTTCTTAACAGCCTGTGTATTCCTGAGGCGGATATACTCTCGGCGGAGACTACTCATCCCATCCTGACTACCGGTTGCACTCTTGATGAATTCATTAGCCGTGCTGAACGCGCCATAACCGCCGCCCTGATTATCGATCTGGCTTGCTAGATCGAGGAACTGGCCGGCTGCTTGATCGGCAGCTACAGAAGCAACGACCGCATCGTTGACGATCTTCTTCGCGCCATCATCAAGAGTCGTAGCCTTTTGCCCAAGCTCGTTTAACTTCAGCTCGGTATCGGTTTGAAGCCTGTCACGGTCAAGGTTTAGTCGTTGCGCGCGCTCTCCAATCTGGCTATCGATATTGCGAATGTTCGCCCTGCTTTGGGAGCTTTCAAGAAATTCTCTTTCTGGAGCATACCGGGCCTCTACCTGCTTGATGCCGGACTCAGCTTGAGCCTTTCCTTTTTCATATGGGGCCAGATCAGACGCCCGTTGTTCAGTGCCGATCTTTGACCATGCTTCAGGATTGAAGGAAGACATTGTCAGAGCAAGACCGGCAGCAGCACCATCAGGATTCTGCTGAATTGAAGTCTTCAGGCTCTCAAGATCGGTGGTTGACTGACCTGAATTTTTAGCCGCTTCAATTCGCTTATCTAGAAGACCAAGGGCGATATCAGGTCTTTTATTCTGAATCGCAAGATAAGCCTGAGTCCCGGCCTTGATGATGTCCTCTTTCTGACCTTTATCGAAGGTCTCATAGCTTGCCGATATAGACTTTTGAAATTCTGGATATTTGGCAATCATTTCGGACGCGCCGCGCGCAGTAGGGTTCTTCGTATAGTTCTGTAAATCAGCCTGAAACATAGCCGCCTTGTCTTGGGCCGCCTGTTGGGCGCCAATTTGCTGGCCCGCAGCGATACCTCCGAGCAAAGACCCCGTGATGTCCGGCTGCTGGATGTTGTAATCATATGGTCCGGCCATTTAGAAAGCCCCCGCGCCGTATGCCGCGCCGCCGATGTTTAGAAGATTGCCGATCAGCTGATTCTGCGCATTCTGCTGGCCGATGATGCCGCCAGCCTGTGCCGCGCCTTGCTGCTGCAAGAGACCGCCGATGTTGGTAGCGGATTGCATACCAGCATTACCAGTCTGAGCCGCTGAGTTCTGGCCAAGCGATGTGATGCCGCCGAGGTTCTGATATTGCTGCTGGACAAGAGAGTTCAGCAGTGCCGGACGGAATTGAGCAAGCGCGCCCTGAGTGTTGCCGCCGCGTAGCCCACCAGTTGCCGAGGCGTTCTGAAGAATCGCGTTCTCGCCCTGCTTCGCCGTAGCCTGGAAGTAGGGAGACTGCTCTATGCCTGAGATGGCCTGTTGCTGAGCCTGCGCTCCATTCAGACCTAGGATGTTCTGCTGGGCGGCAAGAGATCCGGTGCCCGCCTTTGTGTATGGCGACAACAGTTCAACGAACTTATCAAACTGACGGCGCTGCTCATCAACTGCCGCCTGAGAAGCCTCCGATTGGGCCTCCGCTGCCTTTCCTGACGCCTTCCCCGACTTGGATGCGCCATACGCTGCAGCGCCCGCGCCAACTACCGCTGCTGTTGTAGCTGCCATCACAATACCCTCGTGAATGATGTTTCAGACTTCTGATAGCCCATGCGCCGGTAGATAGCCTCGCCTACTTCTGGCTGGCACGACTCCATGACGATCATTGTCCAATACTTGACGCCTTGAGCTTTGGCTTGATCCTCGATGTGTTTCATCAGGGCCAACCCGTTTCGACCTTTCCGCGCTTCGGGATTTACCCACCACGCGATCTCTGTTCCTGTCTGTACTGCTGCACACCCGAGCAACGGGCCACGCACCCCAGCGGTGAATCCTTCTATCTTTCCATCGACCTCAAGAATCGCCATAAGGCCGTGGTCTAGAGCCATGGACGCCATCATATGAACGTGCTCGGCATCATATGGCTCGTCATACATGGTGTGTTTCCAGAATTCACGGGCCATCTCAACGACCACTGGCAAATCTTCTGTAGTTCCGTCGCGGACCATGCTTAACCCCTTTTGAAGAACACAGTGAGGACGACACGAGTGTCTTCCGGAGTTGATCCAAACCCGCCCACTGGCTCTGCACGGTGCAATCTTGCGGCATCGAATATCACAGCCCGATTAGGGCGCATCTCTGCCAGATCGCGGACTTCCCAGGCTTCAGCGGTGTTCTGGTCCTTCACCACCATATCAACGGCGGCTGGATGCTCAGGGTTGTAGGCAATACCAGTGGCACGATGGCTTAGGAAGCTGGTGCCACCTCGACAATCCTCTTCACGGTTCAGGTACAGCATCAGGCTGTGCGTGCCCATGCTGGCGTCTGAGTGGACTTGGTGCGGGCAATGGATGCCAGTAGGCGAGCGGCGCATGAAGATGACTGGCGAAACAGGAAGCGCAAAGTGTTCATCGATCGCCTTTATGACGGCGACCTGAAGATGTTCGGGGATTTCCGCGCAAATAAGCGGATAGGTCACGCCATCGAAGTCATTCACAACATCTGTGAATTCAGCCGACAGGGCAAACTTTTGGAGTTCATCGAACTCGGGCAGGAAGTCGTCTATGACGAGCATCGTGCGGCTCTCCATTTCTGGGTTCGCGAGCCGCTGGGCGCTCAATATCTCAGCTAGGGTGAATCATAGCGGATTGCTTACGTGATTTCTCTGCCTGATGCACGAATGGTTAGAGATGTGGCAGTCCCAGCGAGAGTTGATATGAAGTCGCCCGGGCCCAGTGTTTGCCCAACCAACTCGGGGCACGTAAAAGTCTCATTTGGCGCGATGGCTCTAGGGCCAAGAATCCGATTATCCACTCCGGCAACACCAAACGCAGTCACAATGTTCACGCTGAATAGAACGTTAACGCTATTGGTATTGGTCACGCTGAATTTATCAATTATTGTCGTGACGTTAAGCGCTAAATACTGAGTTGTCTGAACGTTCTCGGCCTGCTTGGCAGGGATGATCGCCTTGCTGGTGACAGTCATTATTGTTGCTCCATATTCACGGTAAGTAGGGCCGCTGGCGCTGCTGGAGCAAATGCCGTGGCAGGAATGTTATCAAGCGTCACGTTCACGTCATCCGCCGCCCAGAAGATCTCGATGTAATCTCCGGCGACCAATGAAAAGAACAGGCTGCGCGAAGGAGTGCGTATGGCTGTACCGCTATCCATCGATGTAATCATCGACGTATTTGCAATATCAACACCGTTCTTCCTGAACCAGAACCAGACGTTCTTAACACTGGCGCTGCCAGATGTAAGCTGGAATGAGGCGCTGAACTTATACAGGCCGGCATTCGCTACGACGATGCGCGATGTTGGCGCTCCGATCGATACCCCGCTGGCAATCGTCGTGCTTGACCATGTGATTGCATTGGCGGTGTTCGCGGCGCTTGGGGTCTGATCCGCGGTCTTCGCGAATGATCCGTAGAACAGCTGCTGCTCAATGACAGGACGGACTGCGATCTCGCCATTGGTGGCATCAACAATCCGCACAAGCCCCATCGGGATGCTCAAGTTAGGGGCTGTAGGCTTGACGATTGTCAGCCCACCAGCAACCGTTGTTGACACGTATAGAACGTCTCCAGATGCCCAAACCTCACCAAATGGAGTCCCAGTAGTGTCCAGCTCACGAACGCGGCCCCATACAGTGGCTCGACCACGCTCACCGATGGCGATATTTTGAGTAGCCACCCCAATCACAAGTTCAGACTTGTACGTCCCGTCAGCGATGTACTTGACGAATGTGGCAGCGACTGGATCGAACCCAATCACATCGCCGTTTACTACTGATACCCCAATGTCATTGGAGAAGTACCCATAAAGCTCTTGCCCGACCTGCTGAGTCACGCCGCCAGAGTGGTGAAGATTCAGCGTGTCCTCGGCCACATTCCAAGCCATGCGCGCTGGATTGTCTGCGTGTGGCGGGTTTTCGTTGAAGTCTATGTAATCAATCGCGAATGAGTTGGGCATCTGGAATCGTGGATTCGATGCTCCAACCTCAAGCGCACGGGCGATCCGCTCAATCGCATCCAGAGCCTGTACGGCCTTACCTTCGGCAGTACCGGACCCTACAGTAACTTCCTGAATCAGCCTGAATATCAGGTCAAAGGTTGCAGGGTCAGTCACGAAAACGGTTTGGAACAACTTCTCAAACTTCTTGATGGTTTCAGGATCAGGCAGGAACTCGGCCAGGCGATCACGGGAAATCGATAGTCCTGCCATGTCAGACCGCCAACGGCTCTAGCTGAGCCTCCAGTCGAGAGATGGAGATGTGCGAGTCGCTGTTTCCTCTGAACCGCTGAATGCGCCAGTTCCGCATGATGCCGTTCCGGCGCCACGCGATGCGCTTCAGGCGGTCGCCAATGGAGCCGACATAGACGAACTTCTCGTCACTCCAGACCTGTCCGTCGATTGAGTAGGACGTGCTGATGGTCGGATTTATACCGAGCGCAACGCGGCCAGTCAGGCACACAAGCTCCAACTCGTGGAACACTGCGCCATTCCCTTCGTTGTAGATGATCGTAGTGCCGAACTCCCAGCGCACCATCTGGCCGTAGTGGGTTGAAATGCTCGGATCGAGATATCCCATGTCCGTTGAAGCTGGATCAGCGCAATACCAGCGCTCATAGATCCACACCAGATTGCGCGCGCGGTACTGGGCGAAGTCGACAATTGAGCTGGTCAGATAGAACCACAATGGCTCCTGTACAGCAGCAGAGCCTGCTACGTCGAATACGATGGTCCGGTCAGGCAAATGCACCAACAGATGAAGGTGGCCTTTGTCTACGCGCTTCTCAAGAACAGAGTCAGACAGTTCGTCTTCGGTGTACGTGGCCAGGATCTGGTCAATCTCCCTGGTGGAAATCTTGTTGGCGTTGCCGTTAGCCCCGATGTAGATCGCCGGCGCCTCTCCGCGCCCGCTGCCGAGGAATGCTACTGAATCAGCAATCTCGCATGCGCAGTGAGTTCCTAGGCTGCCCTTCTGGATCTGAGCGCCTTCAATGCGCTGGAACGGGAAGAGATCGCCGCCGATGTTGTCAAACACCTCGATGGTGTGCCGGTTGATCGCATAGACCTCGTTGCGGATCTTCAGCAGACCATTGATCGGATCGGGATCGGCTTCAGAGCTACCGTACTTCAGCGGGTTGACCGCCATCGGGTCGTCAAGCTCAGTAACTACCAGAAACGTGCCGTCCGTTGTCATGAAGTAGCCATCAACCCAAACCACGTCTAGCACAGCACCGAGATCGCCATCAGTGACCTTGACCACTTCGTTCTCGAACAGATAGAAGAGTGCGCCGGACGATGCGATAGCCAATCGGTCAAAGGAGTAATCCATAGACACTTGACCTGTGCCGCCGACATCACCCAACTCCGTTACTAGCCCACCTTCACTGACAGTGACGAGTTTAGTCCCCTGCACTCGATAGTGAATGCCGCGCCAGTTGATGCCGCCACGATCAAGCCCAAGGCCGTCTCCAGTCTTCACGATCCCGTCAGCAGGACGCAGATATCCCTTAGCGATCCCGTTGTCTTTGGGGACCGGCACAAGATTCACTGGATAGGACGATCGGAAGTCCGCATCCTGATCCGTGTATACCCCATTAAGCACGGCAATCTGAGTCATATCAAAGGCCTTGGCTGTTAGCGAACACGACGGGCACCAATGAAGCCATAAGCCGAGCAAGTAGATACGGCGAACGTTGCGGACACCACAAGATAAACAGTTGTAGTCGCGGCGATTGAGATACGAATGCGGCCTACAGACGCTGCGTTAGGCAGACCAGCTGGCGAGTTGTAGCTGTATACGAACGCAGCACCGCTGTTTGGAAGAGTCGGGAATGTTGCCGACACCGTGTGAATCGCGCCAGCAAATGTCGTTGAGGTAGTACCGCCGCCGACAGTAGTAGCGATGTTGCCCCACACCTCCCAATCACCGGCAGTCAGCGAAATGCTGGTCACGTTCGCAGCGATAGTCGAAGTCAATGCAACAGCCGATCCGACTAGCACAGTGCTGCTGACGAACTCACCGACACTACCAGCCGCCGCGTTGTCGTTGGTGGTGGTACCCACGACGTTTGGCTGGTTGAGCGTTGGGGTGGTGCCGAACACCAGAAGGCCGCTACCGGTTTCGTTGGTCACTGCCGCTGCAAGGTTGGCAGATGACGGGGTGGCCAAGAAGGCCGCGATGTTGGCTGCGAGGCCTGCCACACCGGTGGAAATAGGAAGGCCGGTGCAGTTGGTCAGCACGCCGGCAGATGGCGTCCCGATGTTCGGAGTGACCAGAACAGGATTGATCGAGAACACCGCAACGCCAGTCCCCGTCTCATCGGTCAGGATCAGCGCCAAGTTGGCAGACGTTGGTGTGGCGAGGAACGTTGGAACGTTCGCACCAAGACCGGATACGCCTGTGGCAATCGGCAAGTTCGTGCAGTTCGCCAAGTTGCCAGATGCAGGAGTCCCGAGCGCCGGAGTCACAAACGTAGGCGATACCAGCGTCTTGTTGGTCAGCGTCTGCGCGGTGTCCGTTGTTGCAGGCGATACCACGCTATGACCGATCAGATACCACGTCGTGGACGCCAAGTCATACTTGAGCATGAACGAATCATTGATGCCCATCGTCGTGACAGTGCCGATGATCGATGCGCCGTTACCATTGATGGTCAGCGCGGTGATGCTCTGCGTGGTGTTCACGATCAGTTGCTGGCCGTCGATCAGGTTGGCCAGTGCAGGAAGAACGATTGTCCCGGCAGCAAACGGAGCAGCCGGCGACAGGATCAGATGCGTGTTGTCTGAGTTGTTGTTCACCTGAACGCTGAAGCCAGACCCCGGAGGCAGCGCGTACTGAGTCACGAAGTCAGTCCCGCTGACAACCAGCTGAGCCTGCACGTATGCGGAGATAACCGACATCGAGGCGCCGCGCGCATCGCCCTGGTTCTGCACGTAGACCGGGACAACATCCCCAGCAGAGACGGAATCGGTTCTTGTAAGCTTGTTGATGGTTGTCATGCTAGAACCTCAGTCGAATTCAATGGGGCCGTCAGGGCCGGACAGGAGCGGATCAATAGGTGGTCGAATGAACGGGCTGTCATAGGTGCGCCATGGTTTGTTGCCTGCACCAGATGGCATCGTGCTTGGGAGTTGCTTCTCCATCGGCACTGCTGCGAGCGATAGAAGAAGGTCATAGCCTTGTTTGGCGAAGAACTGAGTCTGCCCGCTTACCGTCTTGCCGAAGGTCGGAGCAATGCGCACTGCGAGGCCGCAATAGATCGCTTCACTGGCCGAGTCTGGCGCATCTGTAGCGTCATCCAGATCGGAACCTTGAGGACTGCTAGGCATTGGCCAGCCGATCCGGATTCCTCTGCCATTCCATGTGGCAATCATCGAATCAAGCTGGCGAAGCGCGTAGTTGAACTCGTCCGGGGTGATGTCGAATAGGTATCCGGCCAGCCCGATCTCTACAAACGCTTGCTCAAGATACTGTCTTTTTGACCACCCCATGCCCCTTACTCCTGCTCGCCAAGCGCGGCGGCAATCTTCTCGCCCAAGCGCTTATCAGTGGTGCGGCCGTCGAAGGCGATGCCAAGCTCAGCAGCCTTAGCCTCAAGCTCTGCGCGGGTCGGCGCGGCGTTGTCTTCAGCCTCGGCAGCCTTACCGTCGATAGCCTCTGGAAGAGTGGCGAACCAGCCTTCAGCGAGCAGCTTGCCGAGAGCCACAGAGTCTTCAGCGCCCTTGTAGGAATAGGTACCGCCTGCGCAATGGTGATCGCCCGGGCATTTGTAAACGATGGTAGGGAAACTCATATCAACTTACCCGGCATGTTAAGAGGATGGGGCGGCGCTACCCGCCCCAGTTACATCAGGACAGGCGGTAAGTGATGTAGGTATCCGAAGCAGTCTTGCGCGTGCGGAACAGGCCAGAGGTAAGGGTGGCTACTACGCCGGAGCCAACCAAGGTATGGCCTGACGCAGCAGCTGTCACGGTGAAGGCGTTCGCGCCGGTTGCGATTACAGACCAATCAACCGAATCGCCTACCGAGAACTGAACAGCCAAATCCATCACTGCACCAGTAGGCACGGTGCCAGCTACGGCGGCGGCAGTTGTCGAGGTAACCAAGCCACCCTGAATTGCAGCAGCAGATACCGCGCCAGTTACGTTCACTGCTACGGGGTCAGTCTGGATCTGCGACGCCTTCGTTTCGATCACGGCCGGGGCCACGCCGATGGAGTAAAAGGTAACTCCAGCGCCGCCAACGATGGTTACAGTCGCAGCCGTGGTGAATGGCCCGAAAGTGGTTGTGCCGTTTACTACAGTGCCGAGCAGCGAGCGCGCTGGAGGCTGGTTAGGGAACAGACCGAGCTGGAATACCTGAGCCTGATCCTGCGTGTAGACCACGATGCTCTCGCCGGCAGGCACAGCCACGTTAGCGGATGAGCCGTAATTGTAAATGATGTCAGAAGCCATGATTGAATCCTCTATGTTTGGTAAAGGCGGAGAATTAACCCCGCCAACTCATTCTTTTAAGTCAAACCTATGTCTGACTAAAAATGAGAATCCCTGCCATTTCCGGATTTGCCATCACGGTGCCGAACAGCGTATCCATCCGGTACTTGATGTTGCCGGTGTCGATGTCGGCGAACTTCTGCATCACCAGCTCCAAGCCCTGATCGGTGGTGCCGCGCATTACTGCCACGCCAGCATCTGATGGGGTCGCGATACGGCCCGGCAGGATCTCCATCGCATCTTTCTGCCAGAAGCAGTTGATGTTCGCGGCTACGGTGTTCAGGAACACGATTGCAGCGGTGGCCGAAGGAGTGACGGTGACGTTCTGGTACTGGCGCTCAGCATCCGAGCCACCTTGAGCCGAGATGATCGGCGGGCTGATGGTCATGGTGGTGCCGGAGTTCACGGCGATCACGCGGAAGGTCTTGAGCTGACCAGTGTCACCCTTGGTGATGTGATGAACAGCGTTCACGCCAGCAATGGTGAAGGCGTCGCCGGCAACCACGTTGGTGGTGCTGGAAACGGTGATGGTCTGGAAGCGGTTGTCCACGTTGCTGGATTCGCCGGTCACTGCGACCGAAGTAGCCTTCGGAACCCAGAAGTTGGCCGCGCCCACCAGAGTGGATACGGTCAGACCGCCACCGCCAAGAGCAGCCGGAAGACGGTTGGCATAGTCAAGCTTGTAGGTGTTGAACGAGGCGACAGGGCCGACGAACGCGTTCTCGTATGCCTTGTCGGACTTGCCGTTGCCGAACGAGCGCGATGCAACTTGCAGGTTGTTCGCCATGCCGTTGTAGTCGCGGGTCGACAGCGCCAGATAGCGCTCGTAGGACGGGATGCCCTGCTCGTTGAAGATGGCATCGCACTGAGCCACGTCATCGAAGCCGGACGCGGCCACGGTGCGCTTCACGACCAAGGTGCCTTGGCTGGATGCGGTGTTCATCAGCGCGACGTTGATGTCAGACGCCAGCTTCTGCTTGGCAGCTTCACCGAGGCGGCCTTCCTGCAGTTGGTCGCGCAGTTCCAGGTCAGTCAGGATCCACGGCGCAGAGCGGCGGTTGCTGATCGAGGAAGGCACGGAAAGCTGGG